CTTGGGTCTCTGACAATGCTAGGGTCTCTGACAATGCTAGGGTCTCTGAAAATGCTAGGGTCTTTGGCGATGCTAGGGTCTTTGGCGATGCTAGGGTCTCTGGCGATGCTAGGGTCTCTGGCGATGCTAGGGTCTCTGGCAAATTTAGATTGAAAGTAGGATGGTGTTTTGGGAGAAAACAAAAAGATTGGGATGTATCAGAAGTTGAGAATGGGGATGTAATTCTACTAATAAAGGATTATGAACCAGTAAAAGAAGAAACCCCTATAGTAGAGATAATATGTGAAGGCAAAACTGTGAACATTTCCCGTGAATCCGCTATAGCACTTAACCTTCTTTCAGAATGAATGAATGTATCTCCTTCCTCGGCACTGCACTAACCTCACAGTATGCAATATTCCTACTCAAGATATTGGCTGTAGGTTTCTCTATTGGTATTGGCTTATTGCTCTCTCTTTATGTAATAATATGGCTGGATTGGCGTTATGACTTTCTTCCTTCCAAACCATCAGAATGATCCCTAAAATTCTTATTACAACAGTAATTATAACAGTGGTATCAATGCCTGTGTTCGTTGCAATTACAGATGACAGAGTTCCACTCTTTCTAAGAATCGCTGGAGTCCTCGCCGTCTTATGTATGGGTGGCTTGGTACTTTTTTTAATCCATTCAGAATGAGCACCAATGACACTGCGGGCAAGAAGAAAAAAGTATATTCATGTTCTTTCTGTAAGCATGAAACTAACTGCCTATCATTGGGACTCATAAATCGTTGTTGTTGGTGTGGACGGCAAGGCTTTGCACAATATAGAAGTGCTGATACAGAATTTCTTAACAGGTTCCTTGCTACAGGATAATGACCAACCTCACCCCAAAGCAACTTGAATCGTTAGAGGCGAAGATACGTTCTTGTGTCCCAGAGAGCAAAAAACATAGCTGGTGGCCGTATTGTGGACATGGGAATGTGATTTGTGAATACTGTGCGCTGATAGAGAGGTCTGACAGGGATAGAAGAACATGGAGCAGGAAGTGTACGTCAGGCCGCCCACTCCGATTTGCCGATATGTTGATTGCTATTCCTGACATACGAGATCAAAGGGATGGTGACTTCTGCAATATAATCACAGAAATCTCCTACAGATTCGACCTCCACCACGACTACAACTGGAACATAGAGCACAACCCTGAACTCGGTTTATTTCTGTACCCCCTCCTCTGTAATGACTGATCCTACAACAGAACAAATCATAGAGGTGTTTGCGGAGTTCATGGGGTGGAGTGATGGGAAAAACGATATGCGTGATCCAGTCGGTAAACTGATTTCATACGGTAAAGATACCCCAGATGGGATAATCTATACCGATAGAGCTAATTGGAACCCAACCAAAGACGAGAACCACTTCCGTACGTTGCTTGAGAAGATTATGAGTGATCGAGGAATGGCTTTTAGATATTATGAGAAATTGTTAGTAACACTTAAATCTGGTGGTGGTGTCTCTTTCTTTATAGGGCACTGCAAAGCCACCCTCGAAGAACGCTGCAAAGCACTCTATTTCGTACTTCCTTCTACTACTTCAGAATGAAGACTATTCACCTTACCAAAGAAGACCTGCTAGATCTCTTACAGGGTAAAACCTTGGATGGCTTCAAAGGAGTGAATGTGAAAGTGAAGGTAGATAGAGACTGGCTTGAGGAGAGATGGATTAAATTCTTCCTTTGTGATGATGAGTGAATGTCTATCCTGCATCGGCTCAATAACAACCTCACACTTTGTAGTATTTCTGTTTAAGGCTTTCGCTATAGGCTTTGCAGTAGGGCTTGGCGTGTATGCGTTTATACTAATGATGATATGGCTGGATTGGTATTTTGATATTCTTCCTCTTCCTAAAGATGACTAGCCAACTAGAACAGGACTACTCACAGCGTATAGCCAAGCTCGCAGAGAGCAAGGGTGAGTACGCACCCTCTACATGGCAGACCATTGTACAAGACACCCGTACAGAGATCCTTGAAGCTGTACAGCACAACCCTCCTCTGATGCCCTTACATGCTGGAGAGAGACTACTGGATTGGATGGATAATGTGCTCCCATCATCAGCATGACTAGAATTTGTGACATTGAAGGCTGCGGCGAGAAGCATAAAGCTAAGGGATTGTGTGAAAAACATTATTTTCGACATCACGCCAAATCCTATAAAAAGAAGAAGGAGGAGATAAATAGGATATGGAGGGAAGAGAACAGAGAGAAAGTCCGCGCATACTGCACTGTTAAAGAGGCCATAATGGCTGGGAGGTTAAAGAAAGCACCGTGTGTAGAATGTGGAGCAATGAAAGTTCATGCTCACCATGACGATTATACAAAACGATTGGAGGTTCGTTGGTTTTGTCCGCTGCACCACAAAGAATGGCATAAGAACAATATCCCTATACTTTCTTAATAATGAACACTAAGAAGACAGCAGCGGCAGAAGGAAAGAGTTATACAGAGCTAGAAAAAGAAGCAGAAAAATCAAGATGCGAAGCCTGTAATGGAGAGGGTGTACTTCGTATATATAAAGGATTAAGAACATGCCCTCACTGTACCTTCGGACAAAAATGGATAACTGGCGTACCACTTGCCCCAAAACCTAACTTAACCTAACCCCTTATATTCTCCTAACCATGAATGAATAATCTAATTATAAATCAAATAACTCATTTCAGTACGCTCCAAGCAGAAGTACGAAAGCTGCTGAATTCATGTGACCTTGATGGTTTCAATGAAGAGTTCTTTCTTAATTCTACACTTGTTGGTGACATAGCTGACTTTGTGCAAAAGAAGGAACAATTAGCGTATAATAGAGGCGCGGCTATAGCGCACAGTGGCGGTAACACCAAACGAGTGTAAGCATGACTGTGATGAGGTCAACCACTTTGTGCCGCCACTATGCTCTGTAGCTACAGGCAAGCCCCCGGACGTAATGTAAGGCGTTGCGGGGGCAACTAATAACCTAGTAAAGCCATTGTTCATTGATTTTTCCCCCAATAGGAGTAATACGAATATATGGAGGGTAGCGAGCGCGATTATAGGCTGCACTTCGGTCTTGATGTCGCAGAGACCAAGGCTGCACTACAAATAAGTAACTATCAAATGCTGACAAAATGGGCAATCAATGGAATTTTGAATTTTAAGATTCCAGTTGGTTCTAGGAATTATGAGACATTGCTTGACGCTCCGGGAGTATTCGAAGTGACTGATAAGGATGAGCTGCAGGAGTATTACGACATGATACTTGAAAAGTGTAAGAAGAACGAGTAGAATTAGGATACTCTTAAGAGTCGTGGTGTCCTTGTGGGCGGTAGCCTCCATTCCCACATTCGATGGGAATATCAAACACCACGAACTAGAGTCTTGATTAGAACCCCTATACGTTACTTGCTCACGCAGGTTCTTGGGGGTATCCTATAAATATCCCAAGAAAGGAGATTAGCGTTTCCTTTATGCCTAGGCCGATACCCTAGGCTTTTTTTCTGCCTCATACTGCAAAGCAGCAATATATACGTCAAGACGAAGTGAATACGCAAACAAATTCTTTATAGAATTGGCAATTAGGTAACAGGATTTGTATAATTAGACAACATGTGAATTTGATTTGTTATAAACAATCCGCTATACTGTGTTTAGTTCATTCACAACATAGCGGAATGGGGCTTCTCATCTACTACCCCATTATATCATGTCTATTGTTAATATCAATGATATTATTAAAGAGGCTGTTGGAGCAAAGGAATACAATGAAATGTGCCAACACCTAGAAACAACGCGATACGATTCTGGCTACGGCATTCCATCCTCATGCGGAGGCAGGTGCTATGGGACAAAATGGAAGACCGATCTCCATTACTATACTCCTAGAAAAGACCCGCGCGAAGGCAAGGGCTGTTACTACTACTACAAAAGGACACTCGGAAAGGATAAGAAGTCCTACAACGCACCTTGCGATATCGTACCATGCCAGAGAAAGAACGAGGCAATAGACCTAGCAAGAGCTAGGAGCCGATAATTATATTCCCCCATTCCGCTATAGTACAAAACTCCCCTTCTCCGCCTCATACTGCATAGCGGCTCTAAGTAGCTGATGTGTTTCAAAGCGCACCTCGTCCTGCTGATGCCTAAGGGCAAGCAGATCCTCTCTGATCAGTTCGATAGTATCAAATTCCAATTGCGCGGCGTATGTATCACGCGCATCCTTTGGGAGTCTAGGTACCACAGCCTCTAGTTCAGCTCTCATCTCCGCTAGCCGCTTTTCTCTTTTATCAAAGAACAAGAGCTGCAACCGTGTGATGCACTTGCACATGATTCTATCAATGGTCTCCCCATTATCCTCAATCTCACTGCCTGATACAACAGTGTTAGCATCAGATGCTATATCGAGGCTAGACCAATCCTCCATGCTTGAATCATATTCTGATGAGCGCAGATGTAAATTAACCATTGCATAATTAGGTTATTAAATGTAAAATTTATGTGTACTTCGCCCTCCATATGGTAATCATATTAAACATTGTTGCCCTCGCTGTAATAGTAGTGTTGGCAGTTTATCTTTTGCGTTCTCCCTAAGAATAATGAGACCGCTTTGGATTTGTGGCTTCCCTCGGTCTGGCTCAACCATAGTTCAGTCTGTTCTTGATAGCTCTCCAAACATAAGTTGCACAAACGAACAATCATATATTCATCTAATGCACGATGTATACAGAATGGCGTGCCCAAGAATACATACAGAAGCCTTTTCCCTCCCAAGACAAGACTTTGAGCTTCTTCTACAACAGATAAAGAAGCACTGGCCTAAAGCATTCTGGGATTATCACAAACTTAGAAAGCCAAAAGCAGAAGTATGTGGAGACAAACTACCGGCACAAATTAAATACATAGATTGGATAAGAGACTGGTTCCCTGATTCAAAATTCATTATCACTTACAGAAACAAAAAGAGTTGTGTTGAATCAATGAGAAAAAACATAATTGATTATCAAGATAAACACGAAAAGTACGCTGTAAATGCATACAACAACTACCAAATGCTATTCGATCAACAAAAAGATAAAGAAGATGTACTACAGGTAAACCTTGATGAGATAACAAAGGACAATGTAAACAATCTATTCAATAAGATTTCAAAATTCCTAGATGTAGATACGCAGTTTAATATTGATCTAGTTGTGTAATAACCTAATATGGTTAGACAAATGAAATTACATGATGTAAGATGCGAACATGGTAAAAGATGAAGCGTCAAAAGGTGGAAGGCCAAGCTCTTATGATCCTAAGTATGTAACGGAAATATACAGATACCTTCAAGAGAATGTAGATACATTGATAGAAGATGGGAGAAGGGTGGTGAGTCTTCCAACCAAAGAAGGATTCGCAGCATTCATTGGCGTGAGCAAGAAAACTCTCTACAATTGGGCAGAAGAACATGAAGAGTTTTTACACGCTTTAGAAGAAATTGAGATAGAACAGCACAAGAGATTGATAAATAGCGGACTATCCGGTGATTATAATTCGACAATTGCTAAACTCATTCTTTCTTCTAATCACGGGATGAGAGAGAAGACAGAACAAGACTTAACGAGCGGAGGAGACAGAATCGAATGTATATCTTTAGAATTGGTTAAGCCCAATGAAAGCAAGAGTCCAGATCCCAGCGGCGTTTAGTGAAATCTTTGACCCATATCGAGTTAAGACGTATCACGGTGGTAGAGGATCGGCCAAATGCCTTAAGAAAGGCACTAAAATAATTATGTATAGTGGGGTACTAAAGAAAGTTGAAGATATAGTAGTGGGAGATATACTAATGGGGGTAAACAATAAGCCGAGAAATGTTTTATCTATAACTAGCGGCGAGGGGATGCTGTATAAGATTAATCAAACATCGGGTATAGATTATGTTGTGAATGAGGAGCACATCCTCTCCCTGAAAAAGAGAAAAATGACAAAAAGTGATTTTAGAATAAATAAATATGGGAACCGAAGAAGCCCGAATGGTCGTTACCCATCATATCCCGACATAACTAATATCAACATTAAGGAATGGCTTACAAAGTCCAAGCGCTGGAGGGATTCATTTAGAGGATATAAAAATGGGTTAATCTATTTTAGAGATAAAGATGTAACAATTGATCCATATTTTTTAGGAGTATGGCTTGGAGATGGGACATCAAAAACCGTAGGTATTACAACAATGGATAAAGAAATTGTGAGCTATTGCTCAAGATATGTAAAAACATTTGGGCTTAACACAGTAAAATATAGAAACAATGGGAGTAGGATAAATAACAAGGCACATCAATATGGATTTTCTAAAGACAGGCATGTACATAAAAATCCACTTTATCAAAGAATGGTCAATTATGACATAATCAGCAACAAGCATATTCCAATAGATTTCATAGTAAATTCGGAGGATAAACGATTATCACTATTGGCTGGTATTATTGATACAGATGGGCACATGAAATCCAACTGCTATTCAATTGTTCAGAAGAATGAAAGATTAGCAAGAGACATAAAATATCTTGCCGATACGCTTGGATTCAAAACTAACATTCGTCAGGTAATGAATAAGTGCTGTAACAATGGCAAGATAGGTAAATATTGGAAAGTTTCAATATCTGGTAATGTATATAGGATACCATGCCTCTTAAATAGAAAAGTGCTACATAGGCGAGATGTTAGACCCAATAAAGATTTCATGCTTTCGCAGGTATCTATAGAAAAATACGGAAATGGTGAGTATTTTGGGTTTGGATTAGATGGGGATAAACTCTTTTTATTAAGAGATGGAACGGTATCGCATAATTCTGAATCAATAGGAAGATATATACTGGCAGATGGAGCTAGAGAACAACAGAACATAGTTTGTGGCCGTGAGTACCAAGCTAGCATCAAAGACAGTGTTCATAGTATGTTGGAGCATTTGATAACTGATATGCAGCTCGACGACTTCTATCAGGTATTAAACAATGAGATACGAGGAAGGAATGGAACAAAGATTGTTTTCGTAGGAGTAAGAAATAACATTCAGAATATCAAATCAATGCATGACATAAATAAATTCTGGGGAGAGGAGGCACAAAGTTTCTCGCAGAACTCATTAGATATTATCTTTCCTACTATTCGCGCTAAGGGATCGGAACTGTTGTTCTCAATGAACCCAATCCTTGAAGAAGATCCCGCATTCCAAACACTCATTGCTAATCCGCAGCCTAATTCGTTAGTGAGAGAAGTGAACTACATGGACAACCCCTTTTTTCCTCCTGAACTTGAGGAGCTAAGGCTTCACCACAAGGAGAAATATACAGAGGAGAAGTACAACAATATTTGGCTTGGTAAGTGTTTGTCTGCAGTAGAGGGCGCTATCTTTGCAAGAGAGCTAGAAGCTGCTGCTAAGGACGAAAGGATTTGTCATGTTGCATATGATCCACGCTATCCAGTTCACACATTCTGGGACCTAGGGCACAGCGACCAAACGGCAATTTGGTTCATTCAGATTGTTGGCTTTGAGTATAGAATCATTGATTATTATGCGAACTCTCAAGAGAAGATGGCTCATTACATTCATCATTTGCAAGAGCAGGAATACAACTATGGGACACACTATCTTCCGCATGATGCTGACCATGAACAGTTAGGGCAGGAGGCTACTATCAAAGAACAGGCAGAAGATGCACTTGGTAACGTTGAGGTAGTTCCGAGAGTACGCCTGAAGGCTCACGCTATTGATCAGGCTAGGCTCGTATTGGCAATGAGCTACTTCGATAAGGAGAAATGTGCAGATGGATTAACATGCTTGAGAAGACAAGCGTTTGCCATAAACGCTGAAACTGGAAGGATTAGTAAAGAGCCAGAACATAAGATATGGAGTCATGGGAGTGACGCATATATGACATTTGGTACAGCTATCGCAGAACATCTGATCGACTCTGCATTCAATGTTCCTCAAATACCAGGCTATCCACATGAGCCAAGAGAGAGGGAGACACCAAGATTAGGTTGACATTCCTCTTGCTGGTTATTACTATTGAACCATGCCCAAGAGAAAAGGTAAGATGGCTACGAAAGCATTCAAGCGAAAGGCACCTACTACAACCAGTAGAACAGGTAAGCCAATAGTACATGAGCGCTTTGCCGCAAAGAAAGTAAACAGACTCACTGGCAAACACGTGAAAGCTTAATCTATTCCCCTATTTGATCATGGCATCATCACTTTATGAACGCCAAAGGCTCGCCGAAGAAAAAAGGCTCGCAAAAGAGAAAGTCGCTAAGAAGGCACCTAAGAAGGCAACCAAGAAAAAATAGTTTGCTTTAACCTAAAGAGGCTAGTAAGATTAAGTCCTCTTTACCAAACAACGTATGGGATATAAGGACAAGCCTGAAGAATATTGGGAGGGTGCAATAGAAGAAATAGAGAAGAAATGCTATTTCAAAAAGGAAGCAAGACAACTGTACGATGAGGGTAAGCTAACTAACGGACAACTATTCACAATAAAAGGAGCAGAGACACGAAAAGGAAAAGTGTGGCTCGCTGCTGTATTTATGAACGGTAAAATGATATATGTTAATTACAACTTGAAGGATGCGAGACTGAATATCCTAAAAAAGAAAGGTATTGCGCATCTATTGGACATAGTTAAGAGACAATGGGTAGATACAAGACAAGCACCTTGGCTGCCTCCTAGAGTTCAGAGCCTAGACAATCCAGACGATGTAATCCATGGAGCGAATAGCAGTCAAGGCTTGGAGCAAGTCATTGGCGATGGATCAGGAGAGAGGGTTGTTAAGGATAAGGAGAAGATATTGAGTGAACTCGAAGACGTTGAAGTTGACGTTGAATAGCCTATTACCCCCCCCCATTTATGGATTTAATTGATCCAGAAACCAAAGAAGATATGCCAGCTACAGCTGGTAATGATCCAAATACAGTGCAAGGAAAATGCGAGTCATGTGGCTGGATTGGTGGCTGCCGCAAAGATTGTGAGAAGTATGTTGCGAAAGAGGAGCCAGATGTGCCAGATGCAGCAGTGGATATTAAAGAGTCAGACGAAGGTGAAGCAATTATTAGCATGTTATCTTTCCCAGAGGCATTGACTCTGATGCTTCAGGGTGTCCGTGTGACTGCTGGCTACTTGCCAGAAAATGCCTTCATTACAGTCAAATATCCAAAGCCTGACTCAATGAATACAGAGCCATATCTAATACTAGCTACAGTGAATGATGATGATAGGTTTCTCGCGTGTGAACCGTGGCAGCCTGGAAGACGATCAATATTCTCAAATGACTGGTTTCTTTTTAGGCCAGATGAGTAAAAGAGTCTGGTTCTCACATGGCAAAGTAATCAAAAATGGATTCTACTGCGCATTCTGCGATAGATTCCGCACTGGGAGATTGATACGTGACCAATATCTATGGAGAGTGCATCTATTCTGTGGACACGTACGAGCTAACCTTGGGCTCACACAGCCTTATGAGGAGCTTGAGAGGAAAGGATACATTAATACGAAGTATGCTCCTGATCCTCGCTATTTGGCTAAGGTAAAGCAGCAATGGCTTGATTTCGCAGCTAGACGGAGGGAGCTAGGAGACAGAGCTAAAGCAGAAGACCTATTCGCATCTCATTCCCTTGTACATTGATGCCCAAGCCTCAAACATCAAAGTTATCTTGGAGCAAGAAAATGGATAGAGTCAAAACTCTAGATAATGAAGAGCCCTATGAGAATAATAATTACCGCTTCTTGCCTACTGAAGTCCAAGAGGAGCTTGATAAGTGGAGGGTTAAAAAATATTGTGAAATGAATGATGAATTTGGAGAGGACTTAGAGTTCATAAGGTGGTGCGTTCTAGTTGAAGAATTTTGCAAAAAGATGCGAGATGATGCGGATAGCACGGACAAAAGGATTCATAAAATAGCAGCAGAAGTTAGGGCTATAGAAGAAAGGCTGTCGTCTGTGTCAAAGAGAGTATGGCGATTAGAGCAACCAAACGAATCACTTCTGAAAAGGATTAAAGATAAACTATCCCCCAATTCCTAATGACTAAACTAATATTTGGAAAGGACGCACGTGAAAAAATACTAGAAGGCGCAAGGAAAGGAGCGGAAGCAATCATTCCTACTCTAGGGCCAGCAGGCAGAAACGTAGCCATACGCAAGATCCCTATTGAAGTAGACGGTGTAATGCATTACGCGCCTCCATTGATTACCAAAGATGGTGTAACGGCATTGAACTCAATTGGCTCATTCGATTGCCCATGGGAGGATATTGGATTACAGATGATAAAAGAGGCCGCAAGGAATACGAACAAAACAGGTGATGGTACAACAACTGCGACACTTCTGGCCTACGAGATGATGAAAGGTGGAAAGGAGCTACTGGATGGAGGTGCTAATGCTATTCATATCCGAAGAGGTATGGAAAAAGCATGTGAAGCAGTCTGTAAAGAGCTTGAGGGAAGCTCTAAAGAAGTCAAAGGTCTAGAAGAACTAAAATCAATTGCTAGGATTAGCTCACAAGATGATGAATTAGCGGATGTGGTTGCGAATGCTATTATGGAGGTTGGGAAAGCTGGTGCAATTACAATGGAAGCAGGCGGCAGCTCAAAAACTGAATACAAGATTACAAACGGAATGCAGATACCAGTTGGGTTTGCTTCTCATTATTTTGCCAACAGGAAGAATGGTAGTGCGCTACTAAGAGATTCTTTCATTCTTGTTACAATGGATAAAATAGCTAGTATCCGTGACTTGGCTGGGATATTGCAGGAGATACGCGATCAGATGGATGCCAATGAAGACACTAAAGCCCAACCTGTAAAAATAGCCATATTCTCAACTGGCGTTAGTGGGGACGCATTGCAAACTCTGGCGAAAAACAACATAGAGAACCCAGACACAATACAATGTGTTGTCTTAAATCCTCCGTCTTTTGGGGAACGACAGAAGGAATTGCTAGAGGATGTTGCGCTTTCTACTGGTGCAAGATTAATTGATACGACTGCCGGTACGAAAATACAAGACATGAAGATCATTGATCTGGGTACATGCGATTCAATGATAGTGTCAGAACATGCCACAACAATTGTTGGAGCACATGGCAATAAATCCAACATAAAAGAAAGGATTGGATTAGTGAAAGCAAAAATTGAGAAGGCAGAGGATAAAGGAGATAAAGATTTTCTTAAGAAGCGCCTTGCTGGTTTAGATGGCAAATTTGCAAATATCTTTGTTGGTGGGTCTTCAGTGCTTGAACAGAAAGAAAAGCTACATAGAGTAGAGGACGCAATAGCAGCATCGAAAGCAGCGTATGACTCTGGTGTATTGCCAGGTGGAGGCGTTGCGCTGCTTAGATGCAGGAATGCGTTTGAAGGCATGGGTGGTACAGAAGATGAAATGAGTGGAATTGAGATTGTTCGAGATTCTTTGAGCAAGCAGCTTTGGTGTGTAGCAGAGAATGCAGGGGAAAACCCAATTGAAGTTATAGACAATGTAAGGAAGGAAGAAGGCAACTACGGCTTCAACGCAGAAACAAGAGAGTATGGAGATATGCTTGAGATGAAAGTAATTGATCCTACGAAAGTTCCTATCGCTGCGCTGAAGAATGCAGTATCAGTTGCAGCATCGTTTCTAACTATTGAAGCTGGCGTTAGCAATGAGTAAGAACAAAACATCAAAGGCTATAGGTGAATTACTAACAGAAAAATTCTCCACCATACCAACCCGCGAGGAGTTTGTAGCTATCGGCAAGAAATACAGGAGGATGGAGGAGGGGCTTAGGGAATGTGCTAAAACTGAATGGATAACCTTTATGCGCCAAAGGCAAATAGCTAAAGAAGCCTTAGACTTTGACCCTCTAGGCAATGAGTAGTTGACTTGCCACTAACCGTGAGTATACTTTTTGTGTGGTGTGAATAATCCCTTAACTATGCCTGAACACTACGACGGAGTTCCGGTCACACCCGAGCAGGAAGAGCCAGAGAATGAAAGGGAGACTTTTACGATGACAGACCCCCAGAAGCGCAGGGCTGAATTCGTGCAAAAAAGGCTTAACCTGATGGATCAGGAAAAACAAAAATACATGGCAAGGAAGAGAATGTCGCTCGCGCTATTTGATGGAATTGTCTACGATGGGCTGTTTAGTTATCCAATCAACAAGAAGAAGCAGAAGGTAGTAGCTCCTTTGGCTCGTACGTTCGTTGAAGCTAAGACGGCAGAGGAGAGCAAGGTCTATTCAGAGGCCAAGTTGTTCCCTGTAGATGACGAGCAAGACTCATGGAGAGCAGAGCTACTAATCCAAACGCTTAAACATGTACGAAGAGTCTCACACGCGAAGCCAAAGAAACAGGAGCTCAATAGAATGAAAAATATCATTGGGCAATCAGTCGCGATGAAGGGGTATAAGAACACGACAGTAAAAATGAATATCACGAAAACGGCAGATGAAAACGGTATGCCTCTCACATGGAAGGCAGTTGATGTGCCAGGAGAGAATGAGATATTCTTGCGTATTATTGATCCAATAAATGACTTCTGGATTGATCCTAATGCCACTGGTGCGCATGATGCTCTCGACTGTGCCATAAGGTTTAAGATGAACCATGAGGAGGCAGAAGAGGTGTTTGGAGGCGAGGTATTTGACTTTGATGGTGTCGGCGCAGGCTCGGATGGAATGGTGGAGGGCATTATGTACTTCAAGAAACCCTCATCGAAGCCTGATATGTACGTTATTTATGCTTGGCCATCTGTGAATCAGGGCGTAAATGGCATGACGGTTGGCAATGTTAAGGAGGTTTATTACGGAGGGCTGCCTGATGAGCACAAGATGCTACCGTTCGTTACTTACGTGAACACTCCAACATTCACCTATGGATTCTTCAATGAAGTCGCACGCTCTGAATCAGGTGAAGCAGCTACACCTTCTGCGAACGTAATCGCAAAGCAGAAGTTCTGGGCCTATGCAGGTGACCCAGAGATTATTATGGATCTTGTAGACCTTAGAACTGACTTTGGGCGCTCACTGTACAAAGCAAGTGACCTATCTGGTAGGTCTTGGACTGCTACTGCAAAGAATTTCCGCATAGATAACTCTATTGACTGGGAACACGGAGAACAAATACCTGGAGGAATGGGTAAAATGGAGACTGGCAACTGGGGATCTGGCAACATACCAGCAATTCAGGTCTCAATAGATGACTTGTTCTCTCAAATGATTCAAGTGCTTGGGACTGACCCCAGGAACCTAACAGATACCAAGCAAAAGACACTCGGAGAGACAATCGCACAGAGAGAATCGCAATTCACACGGCTAGAGGCAATCATTGACTACAATCAAGAAATGGCCGAAGTGCGCGACACTATGATTGATCACAAACTGGTACAACAGTGGTATTCAAATCCAAGAGTGGTCACATTAACAGGAGTAGAGACACCCGATGAGCTTGATAGGTTCGACGAGACTGAAGGAGAGCACCCGAAGACTGGCGGCCCGCTATTTGGTAAGCAATACAGGAGAATCCGAACAGATAAGCCGATGAAGGAAACCAAAGCAGGTAAGAAAAACAGGCTACAAGGTGGTGATTCTGGTACATTCTCGTTTATAGCTCGACCTGAATACATACGTGTTAGTGATATGGATGTAGCAGTAATCACTAAGAAGAGGGCTGGCGAGCTACAATCGCTCAAGGCACAGCAATTAGGCGATGCATTGGACAAATATGTAGCGCTCATTCCATTCACGCAGCCACAAATGGCTGGTCAGAAGCCACCAATTGATCCTAACTCTATGCCTCCGGTAGATGATCTTCTTACGGAATACTGGAAGATTCTGGGTGTTTCTGGGAAGGATAAGGTAAAAGGCTCCAGTGAGAAGAAGATCGAAAGACTAAAGGAAGGCCGAAAGGCACAGAACGCTCAAACTATTCCTGTTTCTGAAGTCGTACCAGCACAATAATGAAACTTATTGACGTTACAGGCGAGGACGAATTAGTGCCAGTGTGCCCTAGTCATAAGCATGTCGCACTTAAATCAGAAACAATTAAAACTGTTACAGGAGAGGTCGTAGGATACTGGCGTTGCCCAGTTGACAATAAAGTTTACAGAGAAGATACCCCCTATAGACGATGATCCACCCCTCCCCAGGCTTTGCTTTCATTATAGAAGATCAGGAAGAACACTCTAACTTAGAGAAAATGGGCCTCGACATGCCCGAAGAGGCAAAGAAGGGCGTAGGGTCAACAGGTACTATACTCTCTGTCTCAAATGAGCAGTGTGGACTATTCCCACGGCTAAGACATTGGCTGTTTGCTGATAGGATCTTCAATACGTACAAGGAGGGGCAGAAGGTAATTTATGACAAGTTTATAGCTTCAGATATTTACTTCAGGGACGAGAATGGAGAAGAGATTAAGCGTCTTAAGTCTGTCCCCTGCGATTGCATACTAGGTAAAATATGTTAGTAACGCCTACACTAGACAGAGTGCTTGTTAAACCTATTGAAGAGGATGAGAAAGTGGCAGGCCTCGACGTTGTGCGGCTTGGTAAGAATGCAGAGATGCAAATGGGTATCATTGAAGAGGCTGGGGCAAATAGCAAAATTAAGAAGGGGACAAAAGTTTTATACAGACCAGCAAGCGGAACACTGTTGCGCATTCTGCAAGATGGAAAGTATGAAAACTATCGTATGATGTTATCAGATACTATTACCGCAATAATCACATGAAGTTCTTTAAGAGAATCAAATTCTCCGGCACACACGAAGAAATACTCCCAGAGGATAAAGCTAATAGTGAAGGCTTCTGCACTTCCCTTACCATAGAGTCAGAAGAGAAGAAGTTACGGAATAGGATGGTAGATAGGAATGAGTCTCTAATCATGGCTGTCAAGGAAGGCAATGTTATGCAAGCCGCAGTGTTTGCAGCACAGATGGAAGAACTAGAGGACATTTTAACTGAATGGAAGAATATTCGTACTGATGTTCAACAAAGAGATGCCAAAGCCTAGAATAACAGCGGCAAGAAGAGAGATCATAGCTGCCTATGAGGTAATAAAACAAATCCCAGGCGAGGGAACCATGACGCAGAGAGTTGCAAGAATGCTAAACAGGCCACTAGATAGGAATAAAAGTCATTCACATATACGAAAAGTGATCAAGGAATACAGAGAAAGCATAGCTAATTAGTAACTTTGCACGGTTATAGTATCTATTGCATATATAGAAACAGTCTTTATGGTTAGTGTAAACCAATTAGGTTTGCTCATTCACACCTCTTATGCAAGCGCCGCTTTCTGTGCTTTTCCACACCACAAGCACAGACACGGGCGTTTGCCCAATTATTCCCACTATTACAATGCCAGATGAAAAAGAGGTTCAGGTGGAAACTCCCGAAGTGGAGCCTCCAGTGACAGAACCCGCTCAGGTGGAAGTGGAAACTCCTGAAAAGGAACCCGCTCCAGTGACAGAGAAAATAGAAACTCCTCCAGTGGAGGAACCTGCGAAGGAGCCAGAAGCTCCTACGAAGGAAGCGGTGCCGCAGTCGGATTGGCAAGAACTCAAAGAGGAAGTTAAAGCCTTACAGCAAGAAAAGGCAGAAGAGACTCTTGAGAAGTTTGAAGCAGACTACCCAATTGTTAAGACTGAAAAGTACAAAGACAAATGGGCAGAATATCTAGTCTTCAAGCAAACTCCAGGTCACAAGTATTCAGGATTGAGTTACGAAGAATTGCTCAACCTAATACGGGATAACTCAACTCCTCCAGAGCCACAGCCAGCTCCGACACCAGTACCTTCTCTTAATCCTTCTGCAGCGCCAGACGCTCCACGTGGAGAAATTGACGGGCAAGTCAGTGACATGCTCTCACAGCGCTACAACCAGGATCAGATAGATAGTACCAAGGGGTAGAGTTTCTTTTACAACCAATTATTATGGCAACAGTAAAGCTAGTCATACCTTCAGCTATAAAATCAGTTGAACCGTATGCTAAAACAGCATCTACGGAATACGCTTTCCGTACGCTTGTCAAACCAAATGAGAATGCTACAGCTAATGTATTTGCTGCGGCGACTGCTGGGACAGAGCGTGTACTTGGCGTACTAGAGAAGGCTATCTCTTCTACGGATAGCGATTACGCTTCAGAAACTAAAGTCCCTGTTATGCAGGACATGCAAGGTATTTGGGAATTTGCAGTAGGAACAGGAACTGCAGACATAAATGATGAACAAGGATATTGCGATCTTAAAGATGCAGATGAAATAGATGTAACTGCCACTTCAGTTACTATTATCTTCGTAACAAGTTTCGTTACGGGTTCTTCCTCTGGGCCTAATGTTGGTTCTGGCGGTAAAGTCCTCGGTAAAATCGTTCGATGGGCAGGTATAGAGGCTCCAGCAACTAACTAATTTCTTCCTTTTAATCTATCATGCAAAATATTTACACACCTCTGGGAGATGCCCTCACGGACACTACGCGTCGAACATTCACAATCGGTTTCGGAATGGAGCGTATGGGTGGGCGATCACTCTTCCAAGTTCAAGATACTAATGGAAAACTATCCGAGGTATTCAACTCGGGTGTCATGGATAACTTCTCGCACGATACTCTTGACGGAGGTAACTTCTACGAGAATGAATCCGTCTTCGGTGATGAACTGACAATCACACAGGCAAAATTCACATCTTCAACAGAGGTTACTACTGGTGTAGAACAGTATGACCAGTACTCTGTCGTTGAAGTACTAGAAGGCGCAGAAGGCCTTGGTCGCAACCATTCAAATAGAATTGAGCAGGACGTTCAGCAATTCGTTAAGAATGGTGCTACCGGTACATATGTAGACATTGATGGTAACACCATTACAGTGCAGTCAGCAGATGGAGTTGTGCTATTCAGTAACGATCACACCGTTAATGGTTCTGCAGCCAAATACGATAACCTTGATTCTACGGTATTCGGCCAGACTGGACTTGAAGCTGTAGGGAACTTGGCTCGTAATGGTCTGAACCACGAAGGTCAGCGATCAAATCACGTAATGAACATAATCTTCTCTACTACAGAAGTAGGGAATACGGAGCTCATCAAAGAGTAC